ATCATACAAGGATGTGTTTGAAACAGCGTATAGATCTAAGGGTATTGATGGTCTGTTGTTAGATCCTTATAACGGATTAAAAGTAAGGACTGACTATTGTGAGAAAACTAAGAGAGACTTTAGTAAGATGTCAGAGCATAAATACCTACATGAGTTCTGTAATGACTCTAGGGTGTTTATAAGAGCAACTAACACTGCTATATGGGTAAATGCTCATCCACATACAGGTAGTGCAAGAGCAAAGACAGAAGATGGTCTTAGTGTAGCTCCTACGGAACACGATACCTACGGAGGTTCTATATTAGCTAATAGGGTAGATGACTTCTTAACTATTCATAGGAACAAGAATGACCCAGAGAACTATATGTGGACAGAAGTTCATGTTAGGAAAATAAAAGACAGTAGAACTGGAGGTAGACCAACACCTCAGTTTGCTCCTTTTAAGATGAAGTTTAAAGGAGTAGGATTTGAGGATGAAGCAGGGATGAACCCTATGTATAAGATTGATAATAGTAAATATACTTATGAACCAACAGATTTATTAGAATGATATTAGAGGAAATATTTGAAAGATACCCAGACGTTGAGTTTTTAATTGCAGATGGGTTTAACGATGCTGTAATAGGTGTTGAAGAAAATGAAATGAGGTTAATATATTCTGTATCTAAATGCCTTGAAATACTAGAAAAGGATATGGAAGGATTAGATGCGATTGAATATTTTACATATAACGTAAGTGGTGCTTATATGGGGGACAAAACACCGATATGGTGTTGGGATATTTATTGATATGAACAGAGAAGATGAAATAAAATTATACGAGATAGCTTCGTTTCTAAAAGATTTATCAGAAGCAGATAGGCTACCGCAGTCTAAGGTTGTGAGAATGTACTACGACATGATTATGGGTGTATTGTCGCATAGTGTATTTAGTGTTTATACACATGAAACAGATTTGTTAAAAGAGTATGAAGAATACTTGTCTGTACTTGAAAACAAAGGTAAGGAACTACATCCAAGCGACTTGATAAGAGGTTTCTTTATTAGGTATATGAACAAAAAAGATTAAAAGTATTGTTGCATAAGTGGTAACATAATCGCTTATGCAATTATACAAATACGAAAGTCTACCAAAGATCGATATAAACGATGACGAGAGTGTAGACAGATACATAGAATTTTGTAAGAAAATATTCCCCAAGAACAGACGTACCATTAAACGTACAGTCGCTCCTAAGTTCCTTAACTACCAACAACAGGAAGTATGGGAAATGGAGGAGATTAGGAAGATCATTGAAGGAGATGGCATCTTATGTGGTAAGATGTATTTCTATTTCAACTACTGTAAAATCAAACACACTAAAGAAGGTACAATACGACCAGAGTTCAGAGTGCCCGATAATGAGTGGTTTAGGTTAGTAGAGAGTTGCGATCAAGGTAAAGAAAATCAAGGTAAAGGTATTATCTGCTTAAAAGCAAGGCGTGGTGGTTTCTCATGGAAGGAAGCTGCTGACGTTATACATGATGCTATCTTGAATACAGGTATTACCATCGGTATGAACGCTAACTCTGAAGCATCGTCAAGGGATTTATTTTCTAAGGTTAAATTTATATATGACAACCTACCTAACTTTTTAAGACCTAGTGTAGATGGAGGTAAGTCCAGAGATCATATTAAGTTTGGGATAAAAACTAAAGACGAGTTTGGTAACTCCATTACAGAAGGACATAACTCAGAAATATTCTGTGTTGCACCTACTGACTCAGCATTTGAAGGTAGAGCATTACGTAAATGGGTATTTGATGAGGTAGGTAAGACTAAGAACTCCTTAGCTATGTTCTCTTTAACAGAACCTTGTTTGGAACTAGGTAGAGAAAGAGTAGGAGTGCCTATATTCTTCGGTACAGCAGGAGAGATCGAGAAGGGAGCTATGGGACAGCATGAGTTCTTTATGAAGCATGAAGTCTATAACTTAGAAAGATTCCTGTTTGCAGGGTGGATGGATAGGTGTGATAAGTTTGGTAATCCTCTAATCGAAGAGAACGTATGGAGTATTATCAATACTAGACGTAGGCTGTTAGAGGCAAATGCTATGACTAAGTATTTAGATGCTCTACAACAGTATCCATTAAACAGTTCTGAGGCATTGATGTCTAAAGAAGGACATGGTATTGGTAATGTAAAAAACATACAGCAACAGCTAGACACATTAACAGAGCATATTGTAAAGCATGAGGTAGGTTATTTTACGTGGGGAAGTGGAGAAGGAGGAGAGCAGATAGCAGTATGGAATCCAGATCCTGTAAAGGGTACGGTACATATGTGGGAACGACCTAGACGAGAACTGCATAAGGGATATGTTTGTGGGTGTTTACCTGCTGGAGAAAAAGTATTGACAGATAAAGGTCTGATGAATATAGAAGAGGTTTCTTTTAATGAATCGTTAGTGAGTAAAGATGGGAACTACGTGGAGATAAAAGAACTTCAAAGGTATGATATTAATGATTCGTTACATGAGATTCATGTGTCTAATACATTTAGAAGTACAAAATTCACTGGGGAGCATCCGATATACATAAGTGAAGATAAGAAAGGATATAACGGTAAAAAGAAAAGAGATGCTGGAGAGAAATATTCATACCAAAAATTTGATTACGACTTTTTAGAAGCTAGGTATGTTAAGAAGGGTCAATGGATAAAGTACCCTAATATCTACAAAAAAGTAATAGAACCTAACTACCAAGAGATGTGGGACAGCATTGAAACTAGGGTAGACCGATACGTTAAAAGTCCTTTAGAAAAAGAAGATTTCTGGTGGTTCATAGGGTTATGGTTAGGAGATGGATCTGTGTCAAGAAATGGTAAGTTTACTATATCGTGTAATGTAGATGAAAAATCTACTATATCAAGGTTAATAAACATCATAGAAAAAACATTCAATAGATCTGCTTTCTTAAACTCAAAAAGAAGTAGTTGTGTAGATGTTGAATTTAATTTCAAGCAACTAGCTACGTTTATAGTTCAAGAATTTGGTAAGTATTCTTATAGCAAGAAGATGCCAGAGTGGGTTAAGTATTTACCACACGACTTCAAGAAAGCTATAATAGCTGGATACATAGATTCAGACGGATGTGTAACTGTAGATAAACGAAGGAATCACTACGTAACAGAAATAGTAAGCATCAACTTAGAGATGATGGAATCTCTGCAAGATATGTTATTTTCTTTAGGAGTTATCTCATCGGTAGACAAACTAAGGGATAAGAAGGAGTCGTATATATTAGGTAAAAAGGTTAATCAGAAAGAAACATATAGGGTAAGGATAAGCCATTACTGGACTAGGCAATTAGTAGAAGCAGGATGTGATTCAGTTAAATTAAACAACACGCCATTACTGGAAAACTGTTCATTAAACAAGCATGGGTGTCAGTTTAGCGATGACTATGAGTATATTCATTTCCAAATTAAAGATGTTATTACGACTGAGTTCAAAGGGTATGTGTATAATTTTCATTGCGAAACTTCAACGTATTTATGCAGGAATATCACCACGCACAATTGCGATCCTGCAGACCACGATTACGTAAACACCAGAGCGTCAGATCTTTCCACTATGATTATCAGAAAACAAGTAGGGTCAGAGCCTCCAAAGTTAGTATGTTCATATACAGATAGACCTGCATTAGTAGATGATTACTACGAACAAGCTGCTTTAGCGTTGATATATTATAATGAGACTAAGTGTTTGATTGAGGACAACAGGTATGGTATGATAAAATGGTTTAAGTCAAACGGTCTTACTCATTTATTAAAACCTACACCTATCGACCATAAGAACATCAAGCAGAAGTATATTCCTAGATACGGTATAAGAAAAACTGAGCAGAGTGGAAAAGAGATGGAAAGGTGTATTAATGAATATACAGATCAGTACATAGAGGGTATATACGACATAGAGTTGCTTAAAGAGTTTAAGAAATACGGTACAGAAAATACGGATAGGGTTATTGCTTTTGGTTGGGCTTGTGTATCTTTACAGGATGAATATAGACCAGCACAGACTGTTGAACAATCGAAAACACTTAGACCTAACTTCATGTCATTTAAAAAAGTAGGTGGCAAAATAGTTAGACGTTGAACAAATAACATAAAAAAATAGTTGAATAAATGTTACGTAACTACATTTAGATGGAGGTATCTTCCTATTCGTTTATCGACATAAACAAGGATGATTCTGAGAAGAAAGAGCAATACCATAAACAGGCTGTTCAAAATATCACAGGATCAACCTTAAACAGCACATACGATGCTCAATATTCTGTCATGCAAGAAAGCTATAATTTCTATGACGGAACACAAGACTCAGACACTTTTTCATTCCTTCAAGAAACAGAGAACGGAGACACCCTCCCTGCTATGTGGATGAACTTAAACTCTATACGACCTAAAGTTGAGAACCTTCAAGGGGAACTCATCACTAGGGGATATGAGTTTGAAGTTATCGCTCAGAATAAAAGCATGGCTGCCAAGAAGTTAGATGCAAAGATGGAAACACTAGCTCAGATGAACATTGAAGAAGATGTTCGTGTAATAGAGGAGATTAGTGGTATGCCGTTAATGCGTAATGACTTACCTAAGACTAATGAAGAATTTGAGGAGAGGTTCAGAAACTACAAAGACATTAGCGAGGTAGTAATGTACTCATGCTTAAAAGCTGTGATTAAAAGGTATGACCTAGAGTATCATAGACTAGCATGGTTCAGAGATCTATGTATTGCTGGTAGAGCATTTTGTAGACTAAAGATAGTAAACGGTATTCCTCAATGGGAGAGGCAAGATCCACGTAACGTAATATTTGATTACTCAGCTACTGATGACAACTTAAAAGACTGTACGTTCTACGGTGTAATGGAGTACAAGCCTTTAGCTGAAGTAGCAGACCAATATAACCTCACTAAAGCAGAAGTAGATCAGATCAAAGAAGCTAATGGTGTTTCTGCTAATATGTTTCTTGCTAATAGATACAATAACTACAATAGCGTAAACAACTCAAGTTTACATTATGTAAGAGGCACTAGAGATAACCTAAAGGTATTAGTGTTTGAAGCAGAGTGGCAGGACTTGATGACTATTAAGCGTAAGAAAAGCGTTGATAAGTACGGTAACGAACACTTCAAGAAAGTAGAGAAGGGCAAGAAAGATGTAGTATCTAAAAGGGTTAAGTGCTGGAGAAAGGGTACTCTTATTGGAGGAGAGCTTATCAAAGACTGGGGTGTAGTAGAGAATATGGTTCGTAACATTGACGATCCAGATATGGTTAGACCTAACTGGATAGGTGTTATCCCTAACTACGTAAACAATCAGTCTATATCTATTGTAACTCAGGTAAAGCCTTTACAAAACCTAAAGAACATCTGTATGTATCAAGTGCAGTTGCAGATGGTACGAGCAGGGTCTAAAGGATTTATGTATGATACATCTATGATTCCAGACGATTGGGAAATAGAAGATGTACTTAAATATTTAAAGATAGCAGGGATTGGGTTTTATTCATCAGTTAAAGATGGAGTGCCAGTACCTTCGATGTCTAATGGGATGAGGGAGTTTGATATGACTCTTTCTAGTTCTATTACACAATACTTAGGCATCATGCAGACGCTAGATGCTGAGATTGAAATGATAATGGGAGTACCTAGTGTTAGAACAGGTAATTACCAAACATCTAGTGTGGGTGTTACTCAAGCACAGCTTAACCAATCATCATTAAACACATCTACTTTATTTAATAGCTTAGAGAGATTTACTGAAAGGCTACTTACTCAAATGAGTGGACTCATTAAATTGACATGGGCAGAGCATAAAGAATATTACGCTAGTGTTATAGGAGATGTAGGTGTTAATTTCTTAGAGC